TGATGGAAATGCATCTGGAGCCCGAAGACAATAAGCCGGGTGCCATGTTGCTACAACATTTATTCTATCGTCTTCTATGTATGGTTTAGCTGGACCAACTCGTAGTTTTGAGATTTTGCGCTTTGGGTCAATCAGTGCCGAGGCAGCAGTGCCTCCGACAGCTATGATCGCGGCAACGCCGCTAGCGGCGATCTCAGCGTCAAGCCGTGGCTTACAGGCGGCGACCGCAGCCTTAGGTGGATCATCATTGTTTTCTGGTCTACACAGACAGACGTTCGTTACCATGATTTCTGAACGTTCATAACCATGATGTTTGAGTACTTGATCTAGTAATCTACCAGATGGCCCGGTGAATGGTATACCACGCGCGGCTTCGTACGCACCAGGCGCCTCACCTATTACCGCCAGCTTAGCTGTCGGATGAGAATTTTGGGTTGGTACGAAAGGCTCGTGTTCGAATGGGCATTCCTCGCACCTAGCAAGAGGATGCTTTCTCAAGTCACTATCCCCATTCGTTAATGTAGTACGAGTGTATTTCACATTTACAAGTTATACGGTGGCACATAAAATGATAGTCTTCACAAGTACAATCTGGTAAAGGTTCACGTTCTGGTACTTCTGGACTTGAGCAATCTCTTGGAGATATATGTCGCCACTGCCCTTTTACTTCTATTATAACGCGCCTGCAATTTTTGCAGATTTCCCGACGTTTTATCATATATAGTTCCTAAATAGAACATCAGTGACAACGCGATAAATCCAATCTTTATGATTTCGTGCTTCAATAATCGATAGCCAATCCAGTGAGAACTAAAGTAGAAATACCTCTGATAATATCTAGATGGAAACATGGAACTATTCCCAGGTATTAAAGCAACAGCATGTGTTGACATCTACACTTCCACCTTCACTCTTTCCGCTGACGCGCCATAAAGCACATCACTGTTAGTGTAAAGATCTACAGTTACCCATACAATTGTTTCTCCATCTGCATATACATCACGCACAGAGTCAGCTATGGCTCGCGGTAGATCTGACAGCGGTTTGTCGAGATTTTTTAGTACAACGGCGTCGATCGTGTCTTTTAGCTCCTGTGGGTCTAATGAAAATTTATCTAATGGCCCGTGAACTTTAACTATTATTGTTTGTCTTCCACTGTTTCTTCTTACGCCAAGGTAAGACATTATAGTACCTCGATGAATCTAGGTTGCCCAGCTAGTTGAACCTGGATGATTAATCTGCGTTGTAACATTGTAGTGAATATCAAATCTGCCTTCTTAGAATCCATCCTGAACCGCTTCATGATTTCGGCTCTAGCGAGTCCGATTCCTTTCGATGATGCTATTAACTTGAATACCTGATCGATCAATCTCTCATCCTGACTCTTACCAATACTACTTACCATCTCTGTAGCATACGTTCGCCAGTGTTGAGAATAATATATAGCGTGGTTTATATCTTGTACCGTGACTGTTATCTCTTCTCTCCTTTGCACGGATGCAGCAATAAGTATGGCTGCTTTCAGTGTCGATTTAGCAAGTCTATCATACACTGGAGTCAAATGCCACAGTCCACTATCCAAAGCAGTGGTTGTCATTATGGTTTCAAATTGGTTATATCTATCCCACGCCTCGTCTGTAAGTTTAACGTCAAACTGTGGCCTCATTTGTCCTGCAAATGATCCATCCGCCATAGAAACAGATCGTGGACCAGTGTAATGGACGAGTATGTCGAGCAGTTCACTCTTTATAATTTCTCTCGACTGAGTGTGTATAGGTTTAGGTGGTCCCACTGGACGAATATTGGATGGATCTGGCTCTGCTGTTATGATGACAAATCTTGGAATGAAACCACTGTTAATGTGTTCCTCATTCAATAACATTTCCGTTTTAGATTTGATTCCACCAGCATAGATTATGAATCGTGGACTCTTAACGTGTATTTCTTCTTTACGGAGAAGTCTCTTTAGATCCTTACCATCATACAATTTGGTAAATGCTTCTGACATTCCGGCCATGTAATCCTTATGTGATATAGCTTCGAGCAAACCAGTAAATTCATCACGAAAGTATATTGAGGATCTTTTCTCTCTGTCTTTCAAAGCACTCATAATACCTTCGGATGAACCATCAGTTGCTAAAATTGCACCGGGGTCCGTGTCCATTATTAGATCCCAAGCAAGGTCCATTGCAGTTGACTTTCTTGTTAACGTCGTGTCCGCAAGAATCATGAACCACATGTTAGGAACCACATTGCCGAACGATGTAGGTAGCATTGCTGTATTAGATATAGTTGAACTTAAAAGAATAAATGCACTGGCTTGATGATATTGAATTGATGCATCTGTAACGTTTGCAGCCCACTTTATATATCTTTCTACAAAGGTTTCTCTTGATTGAACTTTTGCTACTTCTTTGTCCGTGAGGAATTCTGGAAGTGAGGATGTCGATGATGTAATAAGATTGTGTTGCTGTATATACTCTATAAATGATTTTGAAACTTCCTGCCACAAATGTATTTCTGGTCTACCATCACGCTTATATTTATTACAAGCAGCTCCTCTACATACGGCGAAAACTTCTTCTAATGTCATTCCAGCTTCTATGCAAAGTTTTTCAAGCTTCCATAGCTTGCCACTCCATTTCTCACCTTCGTCCTCAAAATCTGGTGGAGTGCTATAGAGCCCAAATGCTTGTGGATTTAGAGTTGACCGATATCTTTGTAGTATGTTGACTGCATCTTCATCAGGGATGTCTGGAATTTCCGGTATGGGTTGATTGTATTTTTTGAGTGCTTCATATGATGGATATATTTCAAATTCGGCTGGTCTATACAATGATGTTTCTGTTGATAGAACTACTACTAACGGTGCCGTTGTCATATCTCCATACTTATAGTTTGGAGTGTATGGCACTCTTAGTAATTGTGTTAGATCCCATCCACTTTTATCAGCGCCTTGATCGGCATGGAAATATGCTATTCTTTGACATATCATTTGTGCTTCTATAGGATCAATTTCATTCTGTAGACGCCAAAATGCTTGAAATCGACCAGCGCTGCTCTGTACTACTATAGATGGTTTGACCTGCATGTATTGTGGATTACACGTATCAAGGTCTGCCCACAGGGCAGTGCAGGTTTTGACGTTTTCTTTTACTCTTGGCCCTTTGCCATCTTCGCGTCGATAGTTCTTGTCTTTCAACAATTGAGGACAGAAATATACGTGTGTTAACGTCTGTGATCTTGAATCGACGGAAGCACATATCTGATCTAATTGTGTTGGGTAGTGATAGAATTCCTCATCCATTGTCTTATTCAGGTGATGCTTAAATGCTATACAAACAAAGCCTTCACCTTTTTGGAAAATGAGTTTGAAGAAATCACGCCGCCGCTCCTCAGTAAGTTCTACTGCATCTTGGAAGGTGGCGTATGTTGACATAGACACCCCCTAAGATATGTTCGAGCAGACCTATTATTGTACAATAATAGGTCTGCTCGACGGGCGTGAGTTACGGAAGGAGTGAAGTGTTACCAGTTTTGGGCTTTGCGTCAGCCGGCTTCTTGTAACCCTTTACCTCGAAGCGCTCCTGTAGATCCTGTCCGTCCTTGGTTTCAGCAGGACGCTTGAAACCTTTAACAATCACAGGCTTACCGAATAGAGTATCAAGATTTGGTACGATCAGATCGCCAGTGTTTACCTCATGACCCAAAGCCTTTAGAAGTTGGGAAAGTGAGTACAGGGCACCATCAAAAAGCATGACCGTCGCGTTGATAGAACTTCCCGCGTATGGTCCTTCTTGTACAACGAACTGGATTTTCCAGTACGGCTTTCCTTTGTTCTTCTTGTCAGGTCTTACTGTTTCAGTACTTCCGTTAACGATATTGCAGAAATACTCTCCAGATGGAAGAATATCTCTGACTTTAGACGTTGCTTCTTGGTCGGTAAGATTTACTTTAAGCGGGCTGCTCATTTGTCTTTATCCCCTTCACCGCGTTCCATATTACATTCATTGTAGGATTTGGAATCGTTAATGGCAATAAGTCAGTTCGATCTTTTGCGACTTCTGATTCCGTATTACCGCATAGAAGAACTCTTATGTAGTGACCGGGATTATTTGGTTCCTCCTTTGTATATAAGTAAGTAACAATATCAAGAAATCCTGCAACCTCGTCGGCAACTTTTCCTGAAAGGGAAGGCTTCCTTCTGATGGCTCCGGTGTTCATGTTCTTGTCCGTTTTACAAAGTGTAGTAAAAATTGTATTCATTGGCAAGTCTCTGAACAGTCGCACAAACTTGCGAGTCTGCTCAATGTTTATGTTCCACTCCCTAATTCCAGGAACGTCGGGGTCACGATCTTCATACTGATTTACGAGTTTCCTCATGACAGCATCCATTGACATCTTCTGACACTCAGTAAGACTGTCAATGACAATGGTTGAGAAATCGTGTAATCCAGCGTACAGTTCGTCATATACTAATGACAGATCAGACCAATTTTTGACCCGTACAACCTCAACGTCTGGATATTTCTTACGAATAGAGAGGGTTCCACCCTCGATATCTATTATTAGAACTTTGCGCATTTCAGCGACATCATCGGCTGAACCTGCGAGTGTTGTCTTACCAACTCCGGACTCACCATACACCAACATGTTAAAAAAAGGTGGATGTTCGGTCACTTTTTGGATTGGTAGACCTGCAATGGTAGCTAGAGACACGTCATATCCTTAGTGTCAAAGATGTCCGAATTGCATGGTTTTGACATAAATTTTTCGCGATCTCTAAGTCTACCATTGCAGGCCAAGCCGGGGCAAGGGGGCTGCGTATATTTACGCTTGTGGATTGTCTCGGACGGGTCGTGATCTTGTTACAAAGGTTTCAGGATGAGCAAGAGTTTCATCTAACTCTTTCAAAAACTCACCCGATGGAATTGGTTTAGGCTCTAGTGTAATCTCGGATACGTTAGACCCTGAATCATATGATAGGTATTCAAAATCCCATCTACCAGGAATAATCAGTTTAACTTTGCTCGTCATCTTCGTCCTCATCTTCTTCTTCGTCTTCCCAATCTTCGTCGTCTTCTATTTCATCTTCTAGTTCAACGGCATCTTTATCTGGCTCAGTCATTTTAACTCCTTTATGTTGACAATTGCACCATGTGCCACCTTGGCACTTTTGGTGTAGACCATTTTTACAATCACTACAGATCACGGTTTCTCCAATAATATACTCTCACTCTCTTTAACCATTCTTCGATTTTATCTGTATTTGGCTGACTCGGTAAAGGTGTAGATGTTATATCGAATTTGTGTTCGTAGTGTGCCATTATAGTTTTGGCAAGTTCTATCTCACCGGCAGCGACACGCTCACCAAACGCTATAAATACTTGTGGATAGTCAAGTTTTACTCTGTGTCTGCCAGTTTTATAAAGCATATATCCAGAGAAGAGTAGCCTGTACAAATGCCGTGCGTGCTTAGCTGTTCTATTACGCAAATCAGATGAAAACGTTCCATCCTGTCTGGATTCTAGCCGTCTAAACTGTTGTGTGGCGTAGCCTAGAAATGCATCCTTCACTCTATCAGAGCTTAGTAGTGATGAACGTATATCGATAAGATTGTCACCTAAAGATGTTCTCGTTTCATAAAGATTTTCTGGTAACCACACAAGTTCCATGGCCGTAGGGTTACAACTAAGAGCAAGTCTAGCCCACTTTGCGCATTCATGTAGTGTTCGATCTGGATTGTTAGTTACGTATGAATCTTTCGGTGAATGTAAACCGTGAAATGATTCAGTAGGTGCGGCGAATATGCCTAGTCTATCCACGTCTGAATCTGGTCCAGCTAGACCGTAGGCGTGTGATCCTACTATACCTTCTAGTACCACGTCCATTATGTGTTAACCTGAACGATAGTCCATGCGGCTATACCGCAACAAATCAATATGGATAGTAGTGACAAGCCTATAATGATAACAAAATCCCATCTAGGCTTTCCCTCTGCTGATAATTCCAAACCAAGAGGTCTAATCGGGTCTTGAGAGTTTGACATGCTCCTCCTCTTCTTTAGTAAGATAACGCAATTGAACTATTACTTTCGCCATAGTCATAGTGGCTAAAGTTCGTCCTCTCATTGGATATGTGTTTATAATGGAAGTGACTTTGTATGGTAAATTCGTTCCATCTAAATTTAGAATCACATATTCATCAACCCTTGGAGGAGCATCTAGCTTATACTCTGCTACAGTTCCAAACTCAATGTTGAATTTGACTATCATTCTTTTTTCTCTCTTCTCGTTCTTCTTGAATTTCCATTTTCAGAACATGTGCGCCCCAACCAATCCCGAACCATAGAGCACTGAACACCATTAACCAAAATAGATTGGATTGAACTGTCATGGTGCATACCATCCTTCACGCGATGAAGGTTGACCAGCCGCGATATAACAAGGTGTACAGAGAAAGTGACCATTTCTAGGATTCAATGTACCTTCCTCTTTCCAAACATAGTCATCGGGTGATAGATCTTCACCTGTATATTCGGGTGAGTATTCAGATAACTCGTTTGGTGTCTTTTCACACCCTATGCAGATAGGTGATGGTCGTGTCATGGCTCCCCTAAATCAGTGCGTTGCGCAGCACGTTTGGCATAATTATCGTGCCATTCGCTCATCGTTGAATATTCTCCCAGTCTCCAGCGAACGGTGTCGTACCATCTGCGTAAACGTTTTGTATTACGCTCGGCAGCTAAGATGATTTCTTCTGTTACCAACTCATCAGTGTAACGGTGAACACCATGAGGACATCCGCCGTCACACCAGACCATATGTAACGCATCTAACTCAAGATTTTTACGTCTTAGCGCTTCGTTGAAATTCGTCAACTCGTGAGCTTGCATTTTTACTTTCTCACGTAGTTGTTTAATCTCACCTTGCTGTTCCAGCATTTTTTGTGACATACGTAAATTCTGCTCGGCAAAATTCTCACGCCAATTCATATCTACTCCGTAGATGGTTGCTCGTCTTCCCAGTAATGATACTTTTTCTTTTCGAACATGGAAGAAAGAGTATACGTGTAGTCCTCAGACATGTTTTTACCAATGCAAGGCTGTTTGAATAGGCACCAGTTGCACGAAAACCTGCCCGGCTGTGGGTATACGCGAGGTGATCCGGTCATGTCCATGGCTTCCCATGAAATGTTATTTCCGGCACTAGCAATCTCATGAATGTTTCGGTGGATCTGATGGCGCTGGGTAAAGCGCGGACCATCGGCTCGTAGCCATTCAAGGTAAGAATCGTAGAGTCCCATTTGCCAACCGTCCATGTCGGCATGTCTTACTGTTTCCATAAACAGCTTTTCGTTCGTGAGAAACTGTCTGTCTGTGGAGACTAGCCTTCCTTTGTATTTCTTCTCTAGCACTCTAGGATATTGAGGATATGCTTTCTTGATTTCGACGTAAACAAATCCTGATACGTGAATTCCTAACTTTGCTAATGCCCAGCAGTATGATGTAATCTGATCATCTAGTGTTAAAAATGATGCCTCCGCATCTTCATCCAACATTCTTGCAGTCGTTTTCCAATCGAAAATCCAGTAACGCTCTAGATGATCCTGTGCCAGCATGTCAAGGCGCCCACCGTAGGTTACTGGTAACCCTTTCCATGGCTCAAAGATATCAACACTAGACTCTGCTCGAAGTGTAATTTTCTTATTGTTTGCCGCGTTTGTCCATCGTTTCCAACATTGACTACACTTGCACCACAGTTGTTCCATTGTATCAGGATCAGTCAATTCTACTTCGAATGGAACTTCTACCCGCACTGGTGTAAATCCACGATCATATCCTGGTGCAACTTCATTACAGTAGTACCGAATCATATTGAGACCAAGTTCAATCCTGTTTTGGTAATTCTGCAATATTTCTACATCTGGATCTTGGTTCAATTTCATGTAGCGTTTCATCTGTGATTCGCATTCACGACGAAATGCCACGAGCGCGAGATCACGACGTACGTAGTGCTCGGCTAGCCACGTACGAGGCTCGTAATAAAATTCCATGGCTTTGTGGAACGCCACGCCAAATTCAAGCGGCTCAGCAGTGACGATTGGGTAATACATATCACGATACACCCAATCCCAACGTCTACGACAAGCACGAAATGCTTTACGTTCAGATGTGTGGAGTTGGTGCGTGAGTTTATTATCCATGTACCATTTTACGTCATTCATCAGGACACGTTCCGAATCTTTCTCGCACAAAATGTCAGATTAATGTTCATTAGGGAGGGCATGCCATTCCTCCACCTTTCCATCAGCAAAAAGTATAGTTATGTTTTTCTTCATCTTCTTTGCGTATCGTATAGTTGACCACGTACCAGATCTAGGATTTTCATTTTCTAGTTTCAATGGAGCAGCTATAAGTAGGTCAGTCTCGTCAACTATATCTTTGTTGCGATCGAGATATTCCTTCGGGGTTTTCATAGAATGGCAGTAATCAAGAATGTATTTGCTAGTGATAAACTTTTGGTCTATCGGAGGATGTCCGACGATTTTGTATTTGATAACGGACGCGATTATGATTGTGCTTTCATCATACCCCGTACAGCAGCCTTGGTGAAGTTCGGATCCATTTTCCCAAAGATCACTCAGAATTCTATACGTCATGTCCAGTTGAGCAAAAGCAGGCGTGAGCCGCGTACCTGTTATTCCTACCTTAATCATTTTCAGGAATCTTTTCTATCGTCATCCAATGAGATGTAGAACAACCATTACAGGTGTATGCAAGTTCAGTTGCATTAGTTTTAGAATGAATTGATAGATCTTCAATGATAAGATTAGTTACAGTTCCACAATCACATAGCAATTTGAATATAGGATGCCCGTCAGAATCAATGATACTTTCTAGGCACATAACTTCCCTATTCATAGTGCTCCTTCAACAGTTTTGCTATATCCTCATCGCTTAATGTAAAGCAGTTGCACGGTGTAAGTTCTGTAGTTTCATTAAAGTCGATTTTTCTAAGGTATATAGAGAATCGCATCATCAAATCACACAACGACAGCATTGCTACTTCAATTTTCTCAGTATCAGTAAGACGTGAATCTTCATTCATCAATGCCCATGATAGTGCATCACGAACCTGCTCAACAATCATCGCTCCTAATGCTGGCGGAGGATGTTTATGGGCATCCATAGATTCATGAAAGTTTTCCCAATGTTGACGTAACAATAAAAGTTCAGCTTTATTCATCTAGTCTCTCCTCCACTACGGGTTTGATCGTAGAGGCGTTGCATAGATTCGTTTATTGCATCAGTCTTATCTGGAATTTTTGGAAAGAACTTTTGTCTATCAGTATCTGGTTTGGCGACACTACCATCTGGGTTTACTTGTACAAGATACACTGTGTCATACCATCTGCACCTAGTAGTCTTGCACCGAATAACATGAATTTTGCTGCCATGTGGACCCTGGCGCTGACTTTCATCAACACCAGGAGCCTCACATATAGGGCAACGCCGAGCCTCATCAAAGGTGGTGTCTGTCACCCTTTAACAACTCCTCAACTTGTTCTTCTAACTTCTGAACCCTTAATCTAAGTTCAGCAATGTCTCTGGTGTAGAGTTCGTCTTTTCGTGGTACTATCTTCATTCCAAGGTTGGCGCTTGTTTCTTTGAATTCTAGCATGATCTCGTCTGTTGGATAGTAGTGCAGAATGTATACTGCATTTCCTAATCTTCCACCATGTTTTATGATATCAACACAGCGCATTGCTTTTAGTAAACTCATGGACACATTCTGTTGTGAAGTTGAAAACCCTAATTCTTTTGCTATCTTGTGAACAAAATCTGTATAGATTTTAACCTTACCTGTTTCGGAAGCAGGATATCCATATTGTACTAGTTCTGACGCTTCTACGGTTTTTGATTTTTCGTGTAGTTTCTCATACATCATCTGTGCATATTTATATGTGGTTGGTATATTCATACTGGCTTCCCCACTGGCTTTGGCATTTTTTCGTTTGATCTGAATACGAGCACCTGACGACGTTTACCTTCAACAAAAAGATTCCATGATTTGATGTACAGTGCCAAGTGCTCACTGGCATCACGCCTTTGCTTTTCAAAGGTGGTTGCTGATCTAATCATGTGATTTCTCAGTGCAAGTCTAGGATCATCGAATGCTAAATCTGCACCAGTGTACACTCCATGAACAAATTCCTCGTGTGGACCATCTGGATATGCATTTTTGCAAACGAAATACCCAGCCATGGCTGATGATTTAATCATGCCGACAGATGAGATTTGATATCCAACTGTCATATATTTTTCCAGTTCGTACTTCTCTACAATTTCGATAATTTCTTCTGGTGTAACTCTAACATACTTCCACACCTTTTGATCGAAATTCATGAAAAGATAAACTAGTCTGGCTGTTGCTGCAAAGGTTGCAGAATTTGAATAACCAGACATTGCTAGAATTTGATCGCTTGTTCTCGTTTTTCCCCTATCGAGATAGGGGAAAACGGCCGGATCTAGACCGTATGTGACCTGGGATTTTATTTTGAGTTTTGGATCAGATGAATATTCTTTATCGCCATCCATTGCCCCAATAGTAGCGGCTTGCACCAATGCCATGAGTCGCTGCTGTCCATCAACAAGGTGACCGTTTACATCAAACCCAATTCCTTGATGAGTAAGATGCCATCTACCCTTGAGCATCTCTACAGCATAACCATTGATTAGTCTAGTACTAGTTGGACGGTTAGTTCCGGTCTTGCCAGCTTCGAATGGAATGTTGTTTTCAAGGTAGGCTCTTGCCTTGGCAAGACCAATATCTTCTGTTTGCGTTTTCAATTTCTACTCCGTTGCTGGATATCTTTCCATTAGCCAATATATTGTGGTGCGTTTAATTCCAGTAAGTCGGGACAGCGTAGTAACAGGCTGTGTTGATGACGCAACCTTCAATAGTTGGGCAACTGTACCTTTAGCATCGTTCACTTCTTCTTCCGCAGTCCGTAATCTGTTAACCGCCTCCAAAAGTGATAGGTTTACGTTCATAATAATCACTCAGACTCGTAATTAAGATGCCATGTAGAATCTTGTGGTGAAATGTAATATCCGCCACCGTCGCCGCCAGACGCGATAGTGATAATTGGGGAGTCGTCGACGGACATAGTCATACCGCCACCAACGCCATAAGCAGCAGTGTTGGTTGTTGTGTTTGTCCACCACGTTACATGTTCATTTGGTCTGTATACTGGTGTACCTGTACTTGGCGGGAGAGCAACCCAAAGTCTTTTCATGGCATCACCGAAATCATTTAGATACAATTGCCTCAAATCAGTAAAATTTGATTGCTCGACAGGTTTTTCTTCTGGAATGAGATCACTGACATCGGATCGTGGATATTCAGCAATCAACTTTTCCATGGTTTCAAAGACTGGAATTTCATATCTCTCTGCATATAAATCAATAATTCTCTTATTGATTTCACAGTTCTCATATGTCAGAGCTACAATCTCAGCATACTCTGCACGCAGACCACGAGTGCCCAATATTAGCTTACCGTGAACATCAACGGCACCGAAGATTGCTGCACTGCTAGAGACAATGCCATCTAAATCATCAGGATCATACCTGCAATAGAAACCACATGTATGATCTTTATTCGGTACAGTGTGCTTTACATAATTGTATTGACTAGTGCCGACGGTACATCCCGCCTTATTTACACCAGGCTCCCAGCCACCATAACCACTATTGATGGCGTGTAAAACTAAGTAGTTGTAATCTAAGGACCATGCGCGGTATCCGCGCAAACTGCCAGGAAACAATTCGTTTCCGGAGTATTCACTAGGCATCTACCGTCTCCTTCTCATCTTCCTTCACAGGAGACTCAACGGGAATTTCTACAGGAGCCTCTACTGGCTCAAACACAACTTCTCTAATCGTCTCGCCGATATCCATAATAACCCTCCTTTCTACGTATAGTGGGTTGATAGGGACTCGAACCCTACTCTCAGGATTAAGAGTCCTGAGCATCACCATCAATGCTTTCAACCCATATGTCGGCAGTCTATCAGTTAGACGGCCAACTGTCAAGATGCCGACATCCATCGATATATTTAGATATTTGGATCAAATAATACTATCGCCACTATTTCTTCTAAGTTAATTGTATGTAACTTTCTTTTCCAACCTTCAGGAGTAGACCAATTCAATTTTGTTATCTCATTTGTTAATTGATTTCTAAATGTAGAAAATTCATCTACATCTGCTTCGATTTGAACACCATTCTTAAGTGTTATCTGAACTCTCATTTTAGAACCAATCGTAGTACGACCAGCGGTCTAGGTAATTGATAAGTGTTAGCTTTTGTTCTAGTTTATGTTCGTGCCACCACATATACATTCGCCCGGACCTACCATTACCATCGATGAAAGGATGAATTCTCTCGAACCATACATGCATTTTCTTTGGCTCGTGATCTTTCCAATTTTGCATGTCTTCTAACCACTCATCGACTAGTTCAGGAACATAGCGTGGTGCCGGACATAATCTATTTCCTACTGTAACACCGAACTTACGCAAATGACCGGCATCTTTCGGAGATAGAAGGTTCGCCATAATGAGTTCGTGAGTTCTAAGAACAATTTCTAATGTAAGATTATCTTGTTCGCTTATATAACTCCATGCCAATAGACTTTGTTCGATTTCTTTGGGATCTTTGACGTTTTCGATCAGATTTGATTGTTCAATATGCTTACGCACGATCAAACTCACCCTTCTTAACACCATCGAGGAATGCGTTCCACTCATCCTTAGTAAAGTCAAGCTTGCTTAAAATGTTCCGTGAATTTCTCACATGAACACCATCGTTGAAGGCTACCTCGACACAGTTACCACTAGGGTTAGACTTAGTAGCTTTCTGCCATTTCAAAATCATCTTCATCTCCTAACAGGTAGTAGAACTCTTCCATGATATCGCCGTCCCAATCTAGTTCTTGTTGATTAACAAGACCTAGATTCTTATTGTGCCATCGCATATAGTTCGCCTTGCTGGGTTTTTGACAACCAACGTGGTTCCAAAAAACCCCGTTCGGTGCTCTAACCCAACCCTCATTCTTATATATTTTTCCTTCTTGAGCGCACGTACACCATTTTTCAGTCACGCGCCGGTAGAGGGATTCGAACCCACGGCCTCGATCTTAGAAGGATCTTGCTCTCTCCGCTGAGCTATACCGGCAGTCATCATGAAAATGCATATATTACAGCTACTATCGATAGTAACAATGACACTAGCGAAATTATAATTCCGACCTTTATCTCACGTCTTGCTAGCCTTAATCTTTCCTTATCATCCATTAGTATACCTTATTCCTTGTCGCTATAGCCCAAATTATCCATGGAATACCAGCAAAACCACAGGATAGGATAGTCGCAAGTGCGAATGCTGCGTGCATCTTAGCTCTTGGGTGTAATGATACGTATGTCACGTTCTGTTTCATGATACCTCCTTAAAATGGTGGTGGTGGTGATATGCTATATTCCATAAATGTAAAATAAAGGATTGATTCCCAATGCACTGAGATTACTTGGTGGAAAGGCTGATACCAAATCTCCTTCATGTTGAAAAATTGGAACGTTGTAGTGTGATCCAATATGCTTCATGTATGAGTAACTATATTTGTCATTGACTAATAGAGAAGTTACCCTAGCGTATTGACATCTGAATCCAGTTCTCGCTAATATAGTCTTGCCCCAACCAGTAATGGAACCTATAATGTAGATATCTTCGGAACCATACATGTTTCTTCTAAGGTTATCTAGTGAATACTTTGCGTAAAGACCACATTGGCATGGGCGATGTGGAGTTTCGTAATGTTCATTGAAAATGGAATTTTTAATGTATTTTTTCTTTGGCCTACACAACTGACATTTAGCCTCAACTTTTTCAACTTTCCATTTTACATGTTTATTCATAGAATAGAGGTATGAACCAGACCCCCATGGAATATTTTTCCAATCTTTCTTGTCTTTCATGCTGTGTTCTAATGCTGTGACGTGAGGAGCCCAAAGCCTATAACCAGTTATCTTTCCTGGTACTAGTAGTGTCTCGTACATATTTGTCCAATCTTGTAGGTTAGGGCAGGAGTCCCCCTTGAACCGTTATATCTTCGAGCCCGTGATCTCAGGATATAACCAAGTTAGAACACTCCAACCCCATAATCTTCGATCGGGGGGAATACCTAAACACAGCGCTATGAAATAGGCCCCAGGGCGCCCGTCGATCGAGCCTGGGTAGGAATCGAACCTACTCACCACCCTGATTTGATCCCGAGTCGAACGGGTACTCGCCAGAGCCAGGCTAGTCATGACTATTCTTCTTCCGCGTAATCTACAACATATGAATTAACTGTGCCGAGGAACCTATCTTTCCATTCCCATTCATCCCTTACAAACTGACGAAATCTTTCATTGTCAAGTTCGATTGTTGTATTTATTGAGGACTTAAGCATGTCCAACATTGCATCGTAATCTTTAGTGTGATCTTCTGGCACCGGAAGATTTATGTAAAGCTTTGGATTTTTCCCAGCTTTCAGATCATCAGCGAA